CAGCAGCATAAGCAGCAGCAGCAGCAGCAGCATAAGCAGCATCAGCAGCAGCAGCAGCATAAGCAGCAGCAGCAGCATCAGCAGCAGCACGCACCTCGGGCACCGTCGCCTCCCCTCGACACCACCGCTCTGCCGTGAGCACAGCGACACCTGCCTCAGGGCCAGCCGCCAGGTGCAGTACCAGTCTTGCACATCGGCACGCGGCCATTACGATCTTGCGCCGATCAACATCGAGTCGACCAGCCACCCATAATAGGTGATCGCCACGCTCGCATGTGTCCCAGGCGCGCTCCAAGTCGCGGCACGATGCAATATGCTCATGGCTACCATCGCACGGCTTACTGCCGCAGAGTCGAGTGATGTCGGCAAGGAGTGTCACGGTCGTTCCTTTCGTTCGTGTGTGCTGCTGTGTGTCATGCCCCGCGGGGGGTGGTCACGACAACACGATGCGGTGGAACTCGAACTGAGCCGAATCTTCCGCCGCGGCCCATTCGGGGTCATCGGCATCGATGCCCAACGCCAGCAACTCGTCGCCGTCCTGTGCGTCGAGCCCAGTCCACTCGGTGGGCATCCCGTCGGCCATCGCGTCATTGGCCATCGCCCGCCCGATCCGCTTGCCGATGTCGTTCGCCGTCGCCAGCGTCTTGGTTTCGTTCATCGTTTCGTTCCTTCGTTTGTGTGTGTTGCGTGTTCCCATTTCAGTAGGAAGTATAACAGATTAATCGGTATCGGCTACCCGCTATCCGATAGATTTCCACGGAATCCGAGAAGTATTTTGGCGGGTTGCCGTAAGTCGGTTGTGGGGCTTGGGTTAGTAGGCGGAAAGTATTTTGCGGGGTGCTACCGCTACTACCTACCCGAATTACACCCCGTTTGTGTAAAAAATGCGCACTCGCAAACCCGCGGGCCCCCTCGGGCCGCCCAAAAGGACCCAAACCGGGGGGGGCTTGGATGTGGCGAGAATCAGGGGCTTATGTCGACGCCGTGCGACGTGATTCGCGAGGCTCTCGGTCCTCGCATCCACGGCAATCAATCAGCCCGTGCTCAGTGCCCCTAACTGCCCGCCTCAGGCACCGCCCGTGCTGTTCGCACTCATAGACCCTCGCCCGTGCTGGCTGGCCGCAGGGCGACGTATAGGCGATCTCGTCGACCAGCGGGCCGAGGGCATCACACTCAGGCGGCCGGGGCGGCCCGTGTGCCGCACCGCACCGGCGGTGAATCCTTCGCGGCTCGGCGTACTTACTCCGCCGCACGACGCCGCACGCGACGCACACGTGCCGATAGCGGCCCGCGTCGTCGGGCGGTTGGCCGTCGTTTTCGAATCGGCAAGCGGTCATTAGGGCGTCTCCACTATGATCGTTGCCGGCCAGGCCCCGCCGCACCGCGTCGTGCTACTGGCCGAAAGCGTAAGCGTCACCGGCAGGTCGTCCTGGTCGTCGGTGGTCACCTCGGCCGAGTGGTAGGTCGCACTCGGTCCGCCGCACGGGTCTATGCCGTTGGGCGAACAGTTCCACGTCGCAGCAACCGTCACCCGCCACTTGCATCCGTCGCCGCTTACGTACCGCGTCACCTCAATATCGATGTCGACCGTACCCGGGTAGCCCGGCTCGTCGCAGTCCTCGTCGGAGTTGTCGCAGTCGCATTGTGTCAGGTTTCCGGAATACTCCCAAATACAATCATTGCCGCCGGACGGCGCACGCTCGACCAAAAACTCGCCGGCGATGTCGTCGCAAAAGCTACACGCCGTGTAGATCGTATCGGTTAGGCCGCCGGCCCCCAGGTCGACGACATAGAAATCCTCGCTCTCCGTACAGCACGCATCTTCGGTCACGTGCTTACACTCCGGACAGCGTTTCAGGTGCTCGTTTTGGTGCCGCCAAAACGTGAAATTATCAAACGTATTGGATTGCGCCCCGGCCGGCTCGCTCCACACGCCCACCTGGTCGCCCGTGCCGTCGACCTGCGCACTTAGCCGGTAGCCGTTGACCTCGGCCGTCAGGATATTATTCGCGTGACAGACGGTCAACGTGGGCGTGGCTGGGTCGTCAATGTCGAGCGGACCCGCTTCGAGCGTCGCCGCCGCACCGCCGACCACGTTGTAAATTTCCAGCGTATCGCCGACGCCCGGCGCTTTGCGGGTGATCACCGCATAACTATAATTGTTCGCGTCGACGTAGTTCGTCACAAGGCCGCCTTCCGCGGCCAGTGATCCACCGGTCCACGTCACACGCGCCACGACCTCGCATTCACCCATCGGGTGCGGCGAATCGCATAGAGCAATCCCGCCGCTTGACGCTGCGTTCTTGAGTCCATTAGAAAGAATCGACCAGTCGCCCGAAGCCTCGGTCCAATTGTTGCCAAGGTCGGTCGAGTTGTCGCGGTCGAAATCATCGTTGAGTACCCGGCAACAACAACAAACGCCGCCGAATCGCATGTGAGACATGACTCATGCCTCCGGCTGGCATTGTGCAGCGACTACCAGCCACTTGCCATCAAAGCCCAACAGGGCCACCACGATAGCGTCTGCCGGGATCTCGTCGCCCGTGTTGAGCAAGTCGTCGTATACTTCGATTGTCTCGGTCGTGTCGTCGTAGCTGGTCCCGTCGTGGCGTCGGATCGTGGCTGTGGCACTAGATCCCTTTTCGAGCTTCTCGGTCAGCGTCGCCGAATAGGCGCCACGTCTCACTTGCGTTGCCGCTTCGGCCAGCCGATCGGCCGCATCGAGCCGATATTCTAATGCCTGGAGCTGGTCTTGCAATGTTCGTATTTCGTCGTCTCGACCTTGCATCAAGCGAACCCTCCGGCGTCCAATTCTGCGAATGCCGTTTTTACCGTATGGCTGCCGGCCTTCAGGTCGAAGTCGATCGACGTGATGACCGTATTGACCGTCTCGACGTTCGGCCCCGTGCCGATGGTCTCGATCAGTTGCCCGACGGTCTTGGCACACTCGATCGTCGCAATAGTCACCGTCAACGCCCGCCGCTCGGTGTTGTACCACTCATACGCCATGCGAGCGATGTCCCGCAGCCGCTCGCGATCGTCGCGGACATAGCCACCCGTCGAGGTAATCAACGCCCCCGCATCATCCAGCCCAACCACCGTGCCGGGCATCACGTAATCCAGCCTGGCCCCGGGCACGCGAACGATCATCGTCTTGACGATCTCGCGCGAGTTATCTGACTTGCCTGCCGGCCATTTGACTTCAGCAAACGCATCGCACTCTAAGGCCACAGTCGCCTTCGTATTCTTCCAGTCGAGTTCCCCGTCCCAGTCTTCCCCGTCGGCCGTGTCGGCCGCCGTAAAATCGGCGGATGCGATCGCGTGCTGTTGTTGTGAGCCCTGCACACTGAGCGTGAATCCAATCCCCTCCCGATAGACGTCGAAACGCATGTTCCATTCGCGAGGAAGGGCGTCAGACCACGTCCCAAAATCAGGCGACGCCTGTAACCGGTCGACGAATTCGTAATGCAACTCGTCAGCCCCCGGAGTCTGGATCACGGCGAAGGGCCGCAACGGCCGCAACTCCGACCCGTCAGGCAAACTCGATTCGACCGTGCCCGAGTCGATGGCGTTGCCCTTGTAGTCGTGCCCCTCCAAGAGCGGCACGTGATCGAGCATCCGAACCCCACCACGCCACACGGCCATTGCCTTCCCTCCGGCGTCCGGGCAGAGCGGCTGCTCGGTCGGGTAATAACCCCACCACGATGCAGGTACGCGGAAATTCCGGTAGACACGACGCAAGGCCGGCCCCTGTCTCACTCGGCGGTTCTCGGCTTGCTGGTCGGGCAATTCCAAGCCGTCGTAGCCGACCGTTTCGGTCGCACCGGCCAGGTAGGCCGTCTCCGCGTCGTCCGTCCAGTCGGCGACATAATCCCCGTCGTAGAACGCGGCCGATAACGTGGCGGTCGTCGTCCGCCGTTCGCCTCGGGCGACGACCACTTGATGCACGTGGGCAGCACTTTGTTTGATGATCGCCGTGCCCTTCACGCGAGGTTCGGCGGAGAAATCCCAGTCGATCGCGTCGACGTTCGAGTTGATCGTCTTGCCGCTTGGCGTGTCGATGTCCGTCGCATTAAACGTGAACACGGACAACCATACCTCATCATCGTCAGTCACCGACACGCGATAGCCAAACAGCCGCGTACGGTTGACGAGCGTGTCGAGTATCTGCTTGACCGTACGGCCGTGGACCTGCACACTCGGCACGTACCACTCCAGGTCCAACCACTGGCTGAAAGCGTCGACACGCCAGCGAATCGGCGGGTCGTCGTCCCGGTCGACCGGCGCATGGTGCGTAAGTAGGTAATCGAGTATATCGTTCACCCGCCACGGCTCGGCCCCTTCCAGTTCACTCGCAAAAATGTAGGCGTTGCCGGCGGCACCCGGATCGGCCGATCGATTAGCGGCAAACGTCGCGTCCCGCGGGTTGCCTCCGCCCAAGTTGAACCCGATCGCACGGTGCAGCACGTCGTCGCCGCCGAACCCCTCAACGACCGACGTATCAATCACTTTGCGATCGAGTAAATACTCTAGGCCGACCGCAACGAACGATTGCACGCCGCTGGGGGTCTCGTCGATCACACCTAGCGGCATGTCCGTCGGCTCGACGATCACGCCGTGCCAAACCAGCGCGTCTACCGGGTCGCCCGCGTCGTCGTCCGGCTGGTCAATTTCGATTTTTACGTAGTGTTCGAGGACATCAAGTTTTGCGAACACCTGAAACGTCTTTTCGTCGGGCCGAACCTTCTCGCCGTACTCATAGACGAGCGACGCAGAACCCATATCAGGTGAGCAGGCGAACCGCACGGTGTCGGCATAGAGATATTCCCGCTCGGTCCAGTCGTCGGACCAGCGTTCGCGGGTGTAGACTGTGTGCGTTTGGTGGTCGTGCATGGTGCGATTACCCCATCACGACGGACAACTCAAACTCTTCCGTACCGGTCCCGGTGACGTCGATATGCTTCAGGCTGCCGGAGATGTCCGGGGCCGACTCGTGCAGATAGAACGCGGCCTCCTGGTCCGCCAACAGAATAAACGTAAATGCGTTGCCGAGTAGCTCGTATCCTGTCGCCGCCCCCTCGGTAAACGTCATTGCCGCGTTGCCCGTCTTGTTTTTGAATTTGATCGCCTGGACCTTGAGCCCCGTGCCGTCGACCGCCGCATCGTTGGTGCCGACCAAGGCCGTGAGGTCGATTGTTTTCGCGCCCGCGACCAGGGCCACGGCATCGTAGGCGCACTTGGTGGCCGGTACGCTACTTGATGCATTGAGCGTGTGTTTCGCCGTAAACGCAGTGTGGTCCACGATCGGTGAACTTGCCGCGTCGACCCCGGTGGCCAGGGTTTCCGTAGTGTCCACTTTCAGTTGAGTGGTATTGACAACAGACATGATTATTTGTCCTTTCTATTCCGCAATCGAGAAGAGCGTCCAGCGACAAACGAGAATGGCCCCGCCCGCTTCGCTCTGTGTGTTTCCGATGACGTTTGCCGTTTTCGCCGCCCGCATCTGTTGCACGTCAATAACCTGGCAAAGAAAATCACGTGCCGTGCTACTCTCGTTTCCGAGCGTCACGGGCACCGGGTCGGCCTCGGTCAATTCGAGATAATCGTCGTACGTGTCCTGGGCATCCTTGTAGTCCTCGCAATCGACGACCGAGACGAGCGTAAACGGTTCGCCCCGCTTACCCTCTTTCGTCACCTCGACGCCGTCGACCCCTGGCCGGGCATCCACTCGCAACTTCTCCGCCGGCGGCTTCCAATTACCGCGAAGGGCCGCGAATTCGTGAGGTCCGATTTTTTGTGTTGCGTAGGCCATCGGTTATTCTATATGGCGGTTAGGGTCCAACGGCGCGGCCGGCTTCCGGTCGCGGATTTCTTCGAGTATTTCGACTTGCCGTTCGAGCAGCCGTGCCCGTTTCACGTCGAGCGCCGTTACACTCCGGCCACCTGCGCCTGTGTCTCGGGCCAGAATGTCGGCGTCGCTACTGCCCTCCAACAGTGCCTCGGGGTCGCTCGCGCCGAGCAGGCCGCCCTGCCGCGACCGTAGCGCCTGGATGCCACGCCTGGCCGCGTCTTGTGCCGTCTGTTCGCCCGGTATCATTACGTCGCCGGCCCGCTGCAGCTTCCAATACGTCTGCTCGAACGTCGACGCGCCCGATTCCTTCATCGCCTGGTACGTCGCCTCGCGGATGGTCGCCACCTCGGCGCCGGCTTTGTTGGCCAATCGCAAATTCTCGGCCACCGCCTGCGACGATCGGGCCGTGTTGGTCGTTTCCAATTCCTTCGTCACGGTCGCCAGTTGGCTCACCTTGCGATCGTAGGCGGCTTCACTACCCTGGATCTTCGCAAAAGCACCCTGCACACCGCGGGCCGTCTGCGAGTCGGCCCCACTGACCAGTTCCTTGATAATCGGCTTGATCGATCCCTTGAAGCCGCTACGCAGCACTTCCTCTTGCAGCTTGGCGTCTTTCTGGACGACGGCCAACCGCTCGAACGCCGTATCTTTCTCGGGCACCAATCGGGCCAGATTGCTGGCCAGGTTTGCAACGGCCGTTTTCGTCACCGCGCCCTCTTTATCGCCCGCCCTCTGCCCGATCCCAGCGAACAGGGCCGCCGCTTCCCGAGTGGCCCTGAGCTTATTGCCGCTCGTGTCGTTCACGCCGGCCGACGCGATCGCCGGCGCCACATTCTGGAACGCGCTCAGATCCTCGAACCGGGCCTGCCCTTGGATCGCGAGCATCAGCGCGGCCGTCTGCTTGGCGTCCGTGCTGCCGGTCGACTTCATCATGTCGCCCATCGCACCGCCGAACGTGGCCAGGTCGTCCTGCTTGTCCTTGAACAGCGGGGCCGCGGCGGACAGGATATCGTACGTCTTCTTGCGATCGCCGCCGCTGGCCGACAGGATACTCGAGGCGGCCTGCAAGAGCGGGGTTTCGCTCTGGAAGCCCGCTTTGCTTTTCAGTTGCCGCATTGACACCAGAAACTGTTTGGCGGTCGCGTCGTCGACGTCACCCAGGTTCTTGATAACGGCCGCTTGCCCGCCCGAAACGTCCATCGCCGTCCCGGCGGCCCGCTTGTCGAGTTCGATCTTGTTTCGTAGCTCCGCGTTGACCACACGGACCGCAGACGCAACCGAAAGCATCCCCGTGGCCGCCTTGGCCGCCCCGACGATCATCCCATCGAACCCACCCTTGCCCTTCTTGCTGGCCTTCTCTGATTCCCGCGCAAGCTTCTTATTATCCTGTTCAAGCAGCACCATCTTACGATGCATCTTGTCCAGGGTCTTCATGATGTCCTTATCATCGGACGTAAATTTTTGCGGGATCGTTCCCATGATACTATCGCGCCGGTGGCGCGACCAAAACAACGGGCGGCTGTTCGACCGCCGATCGGAAAACGTGTGTCAGTAAATGCAACTCGCCCCAACTCGGCCGGTACGACGGCAGGTAGCCGGCCACCCACGCATAAAACTCACTCACCGCTAGGACTCTGTTTTTTTTTGCTCTGCCTCTTCGATCGTCAAGCACTTCGGCGTGTCGACCATCATGCCGACAACGGCGAGGAACGATTCACTGTCGAGTAGCTGTAGTAGATTCTGTTCGTGCGTGCCGAATCGATAATTTAGCCCCAGCGCCCGCATGGCCAGCGACATAGCCGTCGGACGGTCGAGTTGTCGATCCGGGTTGGTGTCCGTGTAGAAATAGCCGACGATCTTGCCGGCGTCTTCCCATAGCTGCCTGTACGCCGCTTTCACCGGTTCGTCGATCGAGCCGTCCGGCTGAATGACCATCCCCGTCGGCAGTTCAGTCGAGTCGTCGGGCCGACGCAAGACGGGCACGGTCCACGTTTGCCCATCACCGAGCGGGAATGAATAGCCGCCAATCTGTTTCTTCCGTCGCATGTCCTCGGGCGTCGGCGGCGAATCGTTCGTCAACCCGAGCCACAATCCGCCGTCGACCCCTTCCGCCTCGGTCCACGTCTGCTTATCGGGATCGAACCCGGTCGACTCGGGCAACGATCCGTCGAGTGTCTGGTAGCACAAAATGCAACCGCTGCCACCGTCCGGCCCGGTTCCGGTGACGTCGGTAATCCCGCAGTCGGCGGCTATCCCGATGACGTCGCGAAACGTATCGCCGATGCCACGCGATCCGAGGATCGAGCGGACGAGGTTGCCGTCGGGTGCCAGTGCCTTGCGCGAGACGCCCGGTAGGTAATAGAGCGGTTGGGCCACGGTCGACCTTTCATGCGTTGTCGTTGGTCCGCAGCCCCAGCGGCGTTGGCAGCGGAAGTTCGGGTAGGCCCCTGTACTCGGCCGCAAGCGGGGCCACTTCGGCCGGGTCACCACGCCGCAAACTGTCGACCGCCGACGCCACGGTGATGCCGTCTTTGCGTGCCAACATCCGGGCCGCATCGGCAAGCCCTTGTTGTGCGACCGGGACGGGCGGCAAGTCCGCCGCCGTGGTTGTCGTTGTGTCTTTCGACATGGGTCGTTTTCCTTACGTGGTGATGGCGATGGCCGCATTGACCGTCAATGCCGAGTCGCTCCCATCCGGGTCGACCAACTGGCACCGCACGGTTATCGGGGCTTTGTCGTTTGCCCCGCCGCCCGAATTGTCGATCGTCGCGAGTCCGCTGGTCGCGGCAAACTTGATATGCTGGGCCGTACCGTTGGCAACGGCGCCCGTCGTGCTGTACTTCCGCAGATAGACAGATAGAGCGGTAATCGCCAGGCCGTTGAGGCCTACCGTGGTCCAGGGTAGAGATAGCGTCGTGAAGCTGATCACCGGGGCCGATACCTGCACACCGATAAACGTCGGGTACATCTCCCCGCCCGCAAACTCGACGAACAAATTCAACCCCATGTCGATCGTCACGTCTTGTATGCCGGGCATCGCCACCGTGTTTAGCCAAATCGGGCCGGCCCGGAAATGTTCGGCGGCCGTCTTGGTTCCCGACAGGGCCAGCGACCCGGCCGGGACGATCGGTTCGTTCGATCCGTCGTACGGGAAAACGATACGGCAGGATGCCGTGGCGAACTGTTTTGTACCGGCCGTGATCTGATTGCAGACGATACCGGCGGATGCCGCTCGCAGTCGCGTATGTTCCGCAGTGGCCGCCGCTACCCGCGTCGAGAGGTTCGTTGCCTTGTGGTAGAACAGGTCCGTATTGCCGGCCGACAGGTCGCCCATTCCTACGCCCGTCAGGCCCAAGAGCGTGGCAATCTGCTCGGTGTCGAACGTGATCTCCGCCGCCTGTCCAGCATTGCCCGCAAACAGCGGTTGCAATCCGCCGGCGCCGTGGGCGACCTGCATCTCGACGTTCGGGGATACTTGGGCATTCGAGATTTGCGAGAGGAAGGCCGCCGGGCTCGACGACTGAATCCCGTGCAGGACGTGTAATGTTGAAACGGCCATCGGCTCGATTCCTCGTGTTTAGGTACTGACTGTTTTCGTTTTCGTCCACGTCGTGAAACGCATGTTAACCATCCGATCCATTTCTTTTTCGAGCTTCGTCTGCTCGTCGGCAGTCACCTCGGTTATCTCTGCCGCCTTATCCGGGTGCTTGCTGTTGAACGGTCGCATCGACAGATAACGCGGGCCGCGTACGTACGCCGTAGCCCGGGATGGAAAGGCCCGAATCGTTACCCACTCTCGGATGTTCCGCTCCATCTGCCCGGACCATGCGTTGTCGACCTCGCCACCATGCACGACGCGGCTACCGTCCCGGAACGTGCGCGACGACTTGCCGAACCGCTTTTTCTTCCTAACGTACTTGGGATGCCGCGGCTTGTGCCCATATCGCGTTTTCGCATTCCGCCTGAAGTGCAGCGGAAGCATCATCGCGTGCCACATCCTGGCAATCGCCCAATGTCCGGCACGCATCGCCTCTTTCCATTTTCGTTTCGATAGGTCGGGCGGCTGGGTGTAGGTCGTCTTGATTCGGATCGGAACGGCTACCATCACATCACCCTCCGATCGTGTCCCAGGTGATTGCCCAATCACAAAACCAAAACGGTAATGCCGCCAGCCGGCCGGCCACGTCAATAGCCGATGTCAATACCGGGTCTTGCGTCTGTTCGATCGAGGAAATACAAAGCCGATCGTCTGTATCGGCAAGTTCTACCACGTCTTCCAGTATCCCGTCGGCCAAAGCGAGGTACTCCGCCATACTGGCTGCCTCATCGTCCCCGCCCGTTGCGTCGGCCGTGAACCGCAAACGCAGTACGCCGCTCGGGTGAAGCGAACCATCGGCCAGCCGCATGTAATTCAGGCCGCCCACGCCGACCACGACAAACGGCCGGGCCACTTGGTTCGGGTCGTCGACGTGTCGGGCATGTATATGCTTGCGGGCGTCCGACTCACCGACGCCGGCGGCCGTTTGGAATCGAGCCGAGCCGGCGACCAGGTCGACCAGTTTCACCAACGCCTCACCGCGCGTACCGGTCGGCAACAGTTCGCGGGCGTCGGTTTTCGAATCGAAGGCCATAAGTGCCGGGTTACCCTTGCGGCGCGTGGCGCTCGGTCACGCGTCGCCGGAAGTGCAATGTCCAATGCGTGGGCGAGACGGCCGACCGCTCGCCCGTGTAGGCGTACGCCACGCCGCCGTACGTCACCGCGTCGGCGACCGCCGGCGAGTCGATGCCGGTCGAGGCGTCGCGGGCCACGTGTAGCGTTAGCGTCGATTCGTGTACCTTTCCTGTCACGTCGTCGGTGTAGGCGTCCGTCTCGACCACGTGCCCGGAAACGCTCCGCGCCGCACCGCTCCGGGGCGTATACGTCACGGCCTCCGCCAGGTGCCCATCCAAAACGGGGGCACCCAGCGCGGCGAATTGTTCCGAAAACGTGCTCATCGTCGAACCGTCCGCCGCTCAGGCGGCCCCGCTTACGTGGTGACGTTCGAGAACAGGTGACCGGAGGCGGCGTGCATGATCAGTTCGTCGACGTCGTGCCGGTCGCGGATAATGTCGCTCCGAACCGTCTCGTCGCGGTAACTTTCCATCATGCCGCCGGCATCGCTGCCGTCTTCACCCCAATGGATCGTGCGGGCGATACACGGCTCTTGAATGTCGTCGGTTTCGGCGACCCGGCAGAGCATCGCGTACTCGTCCGACCAGACCGAGGCGACGCTCGCCGTCTGGCCTTCCAGGGCCGAGTTTTTCGCACCGCCGGCCACGATAATGTGGTCCAAGTCGAAACACTGCGCGATCGCGGCCTCGGTGATCAGGCCGGCCCGTGTGTCCATGAACCCGCTATACTTCACGCGGTCGATGATCTGAGCACAGTTCCGCAGATTCCGGAACACCTTCCGATTGACGATCAGGGCGTTCGGCCAGAGGCCCGAGGCGGCCCAGATCGCGTTGGCCGCCGTCTCGACGTCGGTCAACGGCACGGCGTTGGTGGCGTCGTCCCATTCGTGGGTGATCGCCGTCGTGTACGACGCGAACGTCGTGGCGTTGAAAATCGCCGCCGCCCATCGCTTCTCGGCGTTACGTTGCACGGCCGCCCGTGCCCTCGTCGCCGCGATCACTTCAGCGTTGAAGTAACTCGCATACATTTTGGCCTGCCGATCGTCGACCGGTTCCTCGTGGCCGTGTTCCTCGCAGGCGAAACTGGCCGGCTCGAACTCGAATTCGCCGCGGCTGTAGCCACTGCCGGGGGCCCGCTTGGTGTCGGACTCTTTGAGCAGTTCCTCAATGGGAATCTTGCCGAACGTGCCGGCTTGTTGGGCCGATTCGATCACCGGGGCGACCCGGTGGCCAATGAACCCGCGGGCGTTCATGTCGTGGTCATACTCCAACATGCTCCCGGCCAATTCCGGGCGCAACGTCGAGAGGGAAGAGGACGGAGAAGGCATGGTTTTCTAAGCTCCAAAAATTGCGGGCCATCACCCGGCGGACGCTCGAAGCGACCCGCCGGGCAATGCGGCCCAAGGTTTTCAATGGTTCTTGTGTGTTTCTGCCCGCGTTTCGCATGTGGCCGGCCGCTTACGCTTCGGCCGTCCAGGTGCCAGTAAAGCCGAACGCGGTCCACGTGCCGGCCGTGCAGCACTTGAGGTGGAGCGATTCGCCGGCCGCGTTGGCGGTCAGGTACTTTCCGGCCGCACCTTGCACGCCCGTACTCGGCAGGGCGCACGTTTCGGTTCCGTCCGGATCAAGCCGCAATTCCTGCGCGGCGCCGACCTCGAAAAAGTATTCCAACCCCACCACGGCGGCCGGCAGTGTCAACACTACCGTACCAGTGGCCCCGACCGACGTGTGGATCGAACCGCTTTCGGCCACGGTCAGCGTGTCGTCGGCCGTGTGGGCCTCGGCTGTGGCCACCGTCGGGCCGGCCGTGTCGCGCAACACTTCGATCACGTCGCCGTCGGCCGTCGCCGCGTCCAGGGCGATGCCGACGCGATACATGCTCGCGACGTCGTTCACCTTGCCGGCAGCCGCCGAGTAGACGGCCGCACCGGCCGCAATCGCACCGGCGGCCACCATCTTGGCCGTGCCTTGTGCCGAGCGAAGCCGCACGGTCGCCGGACCGGCCGCCAGGGCCGCGTCGACCATCGTGCCGACCTCGATGTCGCCGACACCGGCCGCGGCAATCGTGGTCCCAGAAAACGCCACACGCAGGTGCTGGGCAATCGCCCCACCCGTCGTGAACGCCTTGGTCGGTGTTTCTACGTATTGACTCATCTTTCAAAATCTCCAAAAAAATGGGTTGTCTGTTTGCGATCACCAAATCTACCCGCTTGTGATCAGCGGCCCGCGTTGACCTCGTCGAGCATCGCCCGGTGCAGGTCCGGGTCGGCCTTCACCACCGCGGCGATGGCCCTCGCTTTTTTCATCCCGCCGCCGACCTTGGCGGCGACCGCGGCGTCGAACCGTTCGACCGCGTCGCCGGCCGATTCGTTCGCGGTCGAGCCGGTGCCCGTGCCGACCGGATCGACGCCCGGCTTTCCGCTCTCCGCGCGGGCCTGGTCGGTTTCGGCCTTGGCTGCCTCGATCCGTTTGTTCTGTTCGGCCATCCAGGCGGCGGTCGCTTGGCTCTCGGTCGCCTTGGCTTCTAGTTGGGCACACAAGAACGCGGCGTCGGCGCCCGGGCAGGCGGCTTTGATCGCGTCGAATGCGGCGGCTTTCGGGGCGGCGTCCGCCTCTTGGTTCGCGGCCGGGGGCGTGGTGTCGGTCGTCATGGCTCGGTTTCCTTTTCGTTTGGAATCTGTGCGAAGTGCAAAAAGCACCTCATCGAAAGTTCGGACGCCGTCGGACAATCGCAGGTCGACCGCGGCTTGGCCAATATGGCACCGCCCGTCCGCCAGAGCGGATAGGGCCGTTTTGGAAATCCCGCGGCCTTTCTGGACCGCGGATAGAAAATGCTCGTTGTGGGCATCGACCAGGCGTTGCCACTCGGCCAGTTGCTCGGGCGTGATCTCGGTGCCGGGCGTGCCGGCACCCTTATGTTCGCCGGCACGCAGAACGTGGACCTTGATCCCCTCCTGCGCCGCGGCACCGGAAAAATCGTGAACTACCGCGAACGTGCCGATCGAGCCGACCAGCGCCGTCGCGTTCGAAAAAATCTCCCGGCACTGGCTGGCCAACCAATAGGCGGCCGACGCGCCGAGGTCCTCGATGTACGCGACCGTCGGTTTTCGCTTGGCGGCGGCCCGAACGTCGGCGGCCAGGTCGGCCGTGCCGGCGACCGTCCCGCCTGGACTGTCGATCCGTAGAATAATGGCCGCCACTTCCTCGTCGTTGGCCGCGTTGCGAATCTGCCGACGTAGCACGGCGGTGGACGTGCCGCCCGAGAAACTGCTCGCGTATTTCATCAAGGGGCCGGTGGCGTGGATCACGGCGACGCCGCCCGGCATCACTTGGTAGGCGAACCGGTCGCGGGCGTCCGTTTCGAGCGCCGACGATTTCGCCAGCGGCACGTGGATCTTGAAGTCGATAATCCCCGCATGGTCGGCGGCGGCCCGGAAATCGGCCTCCCTCATCGCCCAGACGCCGAAATACTGCTCGGCGTGCGGCACGTCCAGGTCGGCCAACCATTCCGGAACCTCGGCCGCCGCGGGCGGTGTTTGGTCCGCCGCAGGCGGAGTTTGCGGGCGGTCGTCGTCGTTTGGTTTATTCGTCGGCATCGCTTCCACCTTGTGGGCTGTTTTTGTTGTCGCTTTTACCCGGCGTGGCCGTTTGTAGGGCAACCTGCACGCCGTCGGGCGTCGGCAGGCTAATAAGATCCCGCCACGCCACCGGTTGGCCGTCGTCGAATTCGGCGTTGATTTTGCCGGCCGCCAATTTGGCCGCCGACACGGCCAGGGCGTGGTCTTCGATCGTCTCGTTGATTACTTCCGCGTAATCGCGCGACCGTTCGGCGTGCAGTCGGCGGGGGCTGATCAGGCCGTTTCGGACTCGCAGTAGGTCGGCCGAAGCGTCGGTCAGGGGCTCGATATAGGGCCAGGCCGGCGGTCGCCATGCGTGCCGAAACACGTCGACGCCGCTCCGCTCGGCCATCGCGCGAAGTTCCGCGTCCTCGGCCAGCCATTGGCGCACTTTCCAGAGGTAGGTCGGCCGGTGGAACCGGGCGATCAGCCAGCGTTGATTACGCCGGAAGCCGAGCCGGGCCTGGTCGATCGCACCACGCCAGCCGGAAAAATTCGTTTTGCTTGGGTCCAACAACGTGACGGCCAGCGGCAAGCCCAGGTTGACCGAAACAAGCGTCAAGATCAGTTGCACGTGTTGGAAGAATTCGGCGTTCGGCACGCGCGGGGAAAACCCCTCGAGCGTCTCGCCTTTCTTCGCGTCGATCAGCCGGCCCGGGCCCATGTCGTCCAGGACCCGGCTCGAACCGTCGGGGCGGCTTTCGAGCGTTTCGGTTTCCTCGTCGGGATCCGGTTCGAGGGTGTCCTCCCGCGTGCGGAAAATCGCGAAGCACGAAACGACCTGTTGCTGGACCAATTTCGCGAAATTGATGTCCTCGAACATGCCGGCCACGTCGAAAATCGGCGCCAGGGCCGTTACGCCTCGCGTTTGCGACACCCGGCGGGGGTTGTAGACGTGTAGCACCTGTTTGTCGCCGGCCTTATCGCGGGCCGCGTAGGGCTTGGTATCGCCTACACGGGCGACCGGCTGGCGGGGGTCGATGTCGTCGCGAGTGATCCAGTATTCTAGCCGGCGGCGCACGTCGTCGAGCAAAACGCCGCCGACTACGTGCCGCTTGGTGTTGGAGGGCGTGCGCAGGCGGTGGGCCTCGATCGTCTGTAGTTGGCCGCTCTTGAGCGTCAGGGCCAGAATGTCGCCGTCGAGCATCACCGATCGCAGGACCAGGCTTTCGAGCGTATGAAAATCGAATTCTCCGGCCGCGTCGCATTGTTCGGGGTCGGCGGCCCAGTCGTTCCACCGGGCCAGCAGCCGGGCGTCCAGGTCGCCGTCGCCCGTTTCGGGCGATACCATAATCCCGCCTTGAATCGCGTTGACCACGGCCCGGTCGATCGTCTGGCCAACCACACAATCGTTGCGGTCCATGTCGCGGGCGTATTCCATCAGCCGCAGGTAGTCGGCTTCGGACCGATAGTGGAAATCGGCGCCGGACCCCATAGCGGAAAGCCCGGTCCGCGTGCGGCGGAAACGGCTTGCCTTGGCGGCCGAGTAGTCCGCTCGCATACCATCGAACACTTGCGGCACGTCGGTCACTCTATAGCCACGGCGGCTCGGCATCGGTTCAGTCCCGGAAGTTGGAAAAATCGGACAAGCGGGGGCCTTTCACGGCCCGGCGATACCGGGCCAGCCAGGCTTGAGCACCGCGCAATTCGTCGCGAAGCGTCGCCGGGTCGACCTCGAGCTCTTCACCGGACCCGTGTCGCGCCCGCTTGGGCATTAGCAACATCAGTTTGCGGCACGCACTAATAAACGCCGCCGCCTTCGTGGCGTCGGCCTCGGTGTCGTAATCGGCGTTCGAGATATACGCGGCGTACGCGTCCGAATAATCAGACATAACACATACAGAATACGTACGGACGCCGTGAAGAGAAAGAGAATACGACGCCGGAAAGTCTATCCGACGTCGTATATTTTGGGTGTGTCAAATACCTAGTTGATCGGCGACCTGATCGAACACCCACCGCACGGCGTCGACCTTATGGTGGACGCGCCGGCCGTCGTCGAGTCGCTCGCCGGCGGCATCGAGTCCCGCTAGGACGTGGTGCAATGCCGTCGTTTGCCGCGTGCTTAATTGCACGTCAACATGATTCGAGCGATACCCGCCGACGACCGGGGCACCGATCGGCACGTAAATCTCCACACCGTTATTGGCCCGCTGTTCCCGTTCGGCGGCTAATCGCTCGACGTGGCCAATATGTGACGTCGGCGGCTTTTCGGGTTTGGGTGTTTCGGATTTCGTCATTCCGGCCGGCGAGGCCGTTTCCAGCGGCGGCAATTCGGGCATCGTCGCCCCCCCGCCGCTTTCCGCTTCCGGCTTGGTCGGCCGCTGTTTCGTCGTCTTCCTCGTTCGTGTCGCCATGTCGTTTCCTTGGGCTAGGGTTTGCGTTGGGTGACCAGAAACGGCCGCCCGTCGGGTGTCGTGAATCGTTTGCCGGCGTTGGCACTTCGCGGGCGCGGCGCCTGTTTTGGTCTGGCCGGCTCGTCGCCCACCCGCACCCCGGCAAAGTGGCCGGCGGCGGAGGCGTAGACCAGAGCGTCGAGCCAATGGTTGTTCGCGCTGACCTGCTCCCACCGGACGACATTCCCCTTGCCGGCGACAAATTCCTCTATCTGCCGTTCGGCGGTCAAGTGCTTCGCAAACTTGATGTGCTCGCGCGGGTCGGCGTCGAACAGGGCCAACGCACCCGCCTCGGGAACCGGCAGGGCCAGCCGTTGGTGGACGGTCGCCTTCCACCGGTCGGCGTCGACGTTCGCCAGGTAGACCCGTTCCGCCTTGTATACCGAGAGGTCGTAGCCGTCGCCGACGTATTTCACAATGTTTCCGGTGGCCTTGGGGCGGTTGTATCGCTTATTGTCCATCTGACCGGCGCCGTAGCCGAACACGGGCCGAAACCGCTGGCCGGCGTCGCGGGCCATCGCGCAGACGGCCGACGTCTTATAGCGGGCGTCGATCCACACCTGGTCGGGCTGCACTCGCTCGCCGTCGGGCGTGGGCCAGCCGGCGTTGGCCACGTCGCGAAATTCGCGTAGGGCCAGGCCGATCGCCTGAGCGACCTCAAGCCGATCGCTGTGGACCTCGATCACCCCATAATCGGCGACCGTGCCGCGTCCGTCTGGTATCCAGGCCACGGCAGCCCAGTAGGCGAGATATTTTCCGACGTCCACGCCGACGGTCAGGTGCTCGACCGCGGCCGGCAGTTGGCCGCGGCGGGTCGGACGGGTCCGAACGGCCAGGGCCCGGGCATCGAGCGGCGTCTCTTGCCACGCGTCGGGCGAATAAGGCAGGGCCCAAACGAATTGGAGCATTTCCTTTTCGGCGTTGTCCGAATCGCCGGCCCGGCTGGCCCGCCACTCGTCGGCGCCGATGTCGCCGGCCGTTACGAACAGGTTGTTCACGGCCGACCAACGGAACCCGCACGTGTCGGTTTTGGGCATGTCGCCCTCGAGTTCGCCGACGTCGGCGACCGTCTGGCCGCGATGGACCACCGTCACGTCGGCGTTTGCCGCTTCGCGATCGGCCTCGGTCCACACTTCCCCGCACGCCGGGCAACAGAACGCGGCCCGCTCGCGGGCGTCGACGATCGTGGCGGCATCATCCCATTCCGCCAGGTGCTCGCGCTCGGGGGTGACCCGGCCGTGGCAATAGGGGCATCGGATTGCGAGGCGGCTTTGCGTGCCGGCCGTGTATTCGGCCCACGTGCGGCCCGTCTCGGTCGATACGGTGCATTCCATATAGACCCTACGGCGGCCGCCGTAGGCCCGCGTACGGCCTTCCAGTTGGGTGATCTTGTCGGCCTCGCGGCTCGTTTTGCCGGCCAGGTCCATCCCGTCCGTTTCGGTGATCACCAACACACGGGCCGTGAAGCCGGCCCGGCTCTTGTCGCCGCCGCCGCCGCTCATGAATTTGAGCGTCGCGCCGTTGCGAAATTTGATGCTCTCGACCTTGCCGCCGCGGGACCCCCCGCCCCGCTTGGGCAATAGGTGCCGGTAACGGCTGCGTTGGATCACAGGCAGAAGATCCTCGCGCCACTTGTCGCCGGCCATATCCATGTCGGGTAGCCCGAAAATCACGTTTTCGCCGACCTCGAACAGGTGGTATAGCACGGGGATCACGGACGCCGAAAGCGTCTTACCTGATTGCGTCGGCCCGGTGATCGCGAAACGCGACCAGCGGCCCGAGTCGATCGCGTCGAACAGCACGGCCGTATAGGGTTGCCGGTCACACCGGAACCGCCGCCCGGCGAACGGCCCGTCGGGAATAATAATTTCCGCTTCGGCGAATTCGCGCATTGTGCGCAGCCGGGGCGCCCGCGCTCGGGCGATAAACCAGCGCAATTCACGCCCGAGCGGCCAGGGCCGATCAGGGATCTCCGTTTTCGGAATTAGAGCTATCATCGGTTGGGCCACCGCATAAAGCGTCTATTTCGTTTTCCGCGTCGTCGAGGGCCTCGTCCAGGGCCGCCTGTGCCTCGGGGCCGTACGATCGCTGCAACGTCTCGCCGGCGCCGCGTAGTATGTTAGCGACCCGGGCCAGGGCGTCGTGAACCGCGTCGCGAGGCAATAGGGCTTGTTCTCGCTCCAGCCGCTCGAGCTTCGCCATCGCGGCCCGTTCGACCCGGTAGGCTTCCAGGGCAGGGCTCGATCCCTCGGGCAGGCCCGGCGGGCCGGAAAGCATCTCATCACCGGCCGCCGCCGACTGGGCTGCCGTCTTGCGTTGTTTTTTGTCGTGCTGATCGATCCGATGCTGAGTGTATGCCGTAATCAACGTCGGGATGTGGTATTGCGGCACGCCCTTCACTTTTCGTCGTGCGGACTCGGGCGCGTGCGGCGTGATCGTCTTGGTCACGTTGCCGCCCGTGCAACCAAACAGCACGGCGATCTGTTTCGTTGTAAGCCACGGTTCCATCAATCTCCGATCGCATCGAATTCGTCTGTCTTGATCGTCGTGCTGTCGGCCATCACAAGCGTGTATTGCACCTTGTGTGAGCCGACAACGGCAATCTTCGCCCCCGGCACGTCGTCCTTAAAATTGAACGTCTCGTCCCACAGCCCCGCCACGCTTTGCGCCGTGTCGTAGACCGTATCGGCGACGGTCAGTCCGTCCGCAGTCACAGTACCGGTGGGGTCCGTTATCGAGCGAGTGATCGTAGATACGGCCGCTTGCGTTATCACATCCCCGTCCTGGTCGACGATGTAGGCGAGTGCCACCCACATTGCACCGGCTCGGACGACGTGCTGTTTGTTGGTGGTATTGACCATCGATTCACACCTTCACTTTCGTCCGCGTCGGCCCGGGCAAAAACACGGTACTCCGTGCGTCGCCGGGCAAAAACACATGAGCCCGTACGTCACCGGGCACGAATACCGTAAACCGATCGATAAAAAACGGACCGTTCAACACGATCGCTTCAATACCTGAATACAGCCCCAGTAGATGCTGCCGGTCGGCCTGGTCGATCGAGCCGTCGGGGATCGGCAGCACGTAGTCAAATGGGTTGCAAAAGTTGTCTGCCGACATTCGTTTTGCTTTTGTGTCGACTGCCATTACGTCGTCCATCCTGTCCTCTGGAATGTAGTCCCGTCATCTGATACGGTCGCACTCCCGATGTCCGCCCCATCAGCGTCGTTTCGTAGCGTCTTGGTAGTCGCTGTTTGCGTGCCTTTGTTCCTCGATAGCGAATACACCCAATGTACCATCGCCACGATAGACGCCGTCGCGGCCGGCACACTCGACGGTTCGGCGAACGTGTCGACGTTCAGCACGTCGAGCACTTGGGCGTTCACGTCGGCGGGTGTCGCGACCGCATCGAGCAACAGGTCGAGTCGGCCGCCATTGACCCAGTCCTGTTGCAGTTCGTTTGTGTCGGCCTTCACAAGATTCAGGTCTGACTGTGTCGCGGTTGGGTTACCCTGATAGTCTAACACGTGGGCTCCGACGCCTGTGATCGAGCCAGCACCGCCGCCGAGCACCGAGCCGTCCACGTTGCCTGTGACGGTCGCGACCGATTGGGCCGAGCCGATTACCACGCCGTCGGTTCCGGTGTCCAGTAGGATCGCATCGACAATGCCGTCGACTGTGTCGAGTTTGCCGTCATGTGTTGACAATGCCGCAGCCGTTGCCGGTGCATAATTCCCTTGCGTCGTGGCTAGCGTCGCGCCGTCGGAACCGGTCAGTGTGTCGAGGTCAGCTTGTGCGGTGGCCAATGTCGCGGGGATCGTGGTTCCCGTGTCGACGAGTATCAGATTGACGTTTATGTCCGTGCCGTCGACTACCGACTGCACAGCCGCAATTTCTGTCCCCGTCGCTGCGTCGTAGTCGGTCAACGCCGTGTCGCACTGTGCGTTTATTTGATCCACGTCGTATCGTGCATCGTCTGACAGTGTCACCACGCCGCTTGCGTTGTCCGTCACGGTGAAGTGGCCGCGTATTGCGATCGTGCCGCCCGCACAGTTGGTATTGAGCACTAACTGCCCGTGCCCTTCGAGGCTCATATTGTCGGTGCTCGATGCCTGCCCGATATTCTTTACTTCAATGCCGCCCGAGTAGTGCCGCAGGTTGAGGTTTTTGTTTTCGGCGGCATCCTCAAAGTCGACGTATGGTGTGCCTGTGCCTGCAACACCAGAGAAGCATTCGTCCCAAAGGTACGTGCCGGCCGACGTGAGCGTTACGCCCGCATCGCCGATGGCACAGCTTTTCATTCCGCCGGCCGCTAGGCTAATGGAAGACGACAACGCGATTTTACACATCATAAATTTGTAGCTTGTGCCGGTGCCAACGCCCGAGATATTTGAGTGGATGACGAACATCCCTGCGATCGATTGGCCGTTCAGGTCGAGAGACCACTCTTGCCCTAGCATCGTGTAGTTGTCGCTGTTTGCTGTGAGTTGAATCGATGAGCCGTTAGCGATCTCAAACCGCTTGATGCCGAGGCTCGCCGATAACGTCAACGCTGCGGCCCATGTTGAGACGGGGTTATCCGCCACGCCGTCGACGTAGTCAACTGTGTTCGTGTTCGATGCATTAGTATCAACCCATATCGAACCGTTCGCATATCCGACGCTCTGATTCGTTACGGCAGGGCGGTTGCCAACGCCAGCCGTGAATGTGACGCTACCGTCGCCAGTGACGATTCCGTTGTTGGCATCGGCCGCGGCATTCGGCAAAGCCGTCAGCCCGAGACGTACGCCGTCTTCTGGATCGTAGTCGACAAGCTGCACCTCTTCGACCGCCGGGTGCAGCCCCGATCCGGTCACGCACAGAATCACCTTATCGGCACCGGTGGCGAATGCGGCGTCTGGCCAGTCAACGCGATAGAGACCTGGCGAACTGGTCGAGTCTATCTCGATTGCTTTGTTGTCGCCGTGTGCCGAGTTGGTCGCGGCCAATGCCGTTGCGTCCACCTTCGCGGCCGGCTCTGAGCGTTCGCGGGTGTATTGCAAATCGAGATTGGCGATTGTGTACCCCGTCTCCGGCGTACCTGCCGTCGAATCCACCAGCATGATATAGCGGGTCACGTCCGTCGAGTCTTTTTTGACCTCGCTCATTGCTTCCCACCTCGTTTATTAGGGCCGCCGATGACGCCGCCAGGGTGCTGCACGGCCCCTTTGTCGCACCTGCTACCGTCAGGATATGCACCGGTCCGTACATTTCCCGTGTCGGCCGGCTCGAAATAGATAAAGCGATTCGCGAATGTGTCCGCCCCTGATTTAACAAACGGGGAGGCCGTTAAGGTCTCGTTGTCATCGTCCACCATCAAAGGTATCTGGTCGCCCTCATTAGCATAATTCGTTCCGTTGTTATACGCGGCATTGGACATTGCCAAATAAAGAGATGTCGGTGCTTGGAAATCGAATCCTTCGCCAGTAGTGAATCCTTCTACGACGTTATTCACGAACACCCCACCAACTCCGGACACATTAGCGAACACGCCCGCCCCGGAACCGCTAGAGCAAAATATGGAATTGTGCTCTACATTGGATCGGTCCCCGGAACTATGGATGCCAATACCAACAGAGGAGCCGTCAATGCTAATGATGTTCCTCGAAATATAACTCTTTCCTCCGTTGCAAGAAATAGCGTAGTTGAATCTGTTGGCTGTTGTATTTTGACAAAAATTATAGCTGATTGTCCCACCGTCGCCATTGCTATGGATACCGGCATTGCCACAATCATAGACATGGCAACCACGGATTTCCGCTTGGTAATCTAAGTAGATTCCATGTCCAGTCGTGTCGTTGATTTCGCAATGAATCACCTTGCAGTAATTATCAAGCAAGACAATGTTTGCGGCACCGGCATTATGAATATGCAAATCGACGAGCCACACCGAGTCAAGGCCCGTGTCGGCGAATAACGAATACGATCCACCACAATTCACCTCACCGACGCCGCCGTCGTTGGCTGCTGAGGAACACCCTCGAATCACCAACGGGGCGGCAATGCTCGGCGTTCCGTAGGTGGTCACAGTCAACGAAGCCGCGAGCGTATTGGCAGTGCCAGATACCAGGTTCATCTGGTCCCCGTTCGTTGCGTCCCTGCCATGCGTTGTTCCTACATCATCCAACGCATACTGCATCGTCAGATAAGGATCGCCTACCGCCCCTTTACCAACGGCGTCGGTTCCGGTAGCCGGGTCCACGTAATAATTTGTCGGCAGTGCCATCGCGTCACCTATTCTCGTGTAGGTTCATCGTCGGCAGGTACCGTCAAGCCGACGGCCGATGACACGGTATTGATCTGCTGATAGCCGCGGGCTCTGACATTCCCACTGATGGCATGAATACTCATCGTTCACTCTCCGTTAAGTTGTCCAACGTCGATCAGTAATTGCCGCACGTCGGCCCTCTGTTCTTTGACGTCTGTTTTGATCTCGACGAGCTCTTTCTGTACGTTGTCTGATGCGACCTTCGATTCGGCCACATGCGTTGCCAGCGCAGCCACGGCCTCCGTCGCACATTGCTTGGCGTCGTTTGCATCCTTCATCGCCTCGATCGATAGTTGCGTGGCCGCCTGACTCTGATTGTAGCACAGCGTCGCGATGCACAGAAACACAGTGCAAAGCGCAAGGCTGATCCAACTTGACATGTTTCGTTTTTGCTCAGCCGTCATTGTCGATGCCCTCTACTGGCCCCTTGGTGATTGCCGCACGTAGTCCGTCAGCGATGATGGCAAGCAGTGCCAGCCCGCACAGTGCCCCGTACACCACAAGTCGCTCGTAGATTTCGATCTCGTCGATGCGACGTTCTGCCAGCCACAACTGTGCCCACGCCAAGCCGAACGCGATGCCCGTGGCCATTACGATCGCGGCATGGATGCAGGTTTTCATCACATATACCCATTGGCCCGAAATGCCCCGTATGTTTCCACTGCCTGCTGGTGCCTGGATATTTCACGGACGCGGTCGCGTTGCCGTTCCAACCCCCGACATTCCAGACTCTCGTTCAGCGGCAGACCGCCGCCGTTGACTTCCTTGTCGAGAAGCTCGTCTAGTCGGCGTTGTTGTTCGGCTGTCCAGGTCATGTAATCGCTACTCGCTGTACTCGCATTCCCGAGGTGCCCCAGATAGCGTCGCTGTCGACCGTGCCGAACGGCCTGTCTGGTCAGTGCCTCGCCTGTTCAAGTCGCGTAGGGTAGGTGTTTGTTCACGCACAATCGCCCTTAGACATTTAAGGCAAAACAGTCCGTCACGTGTAACGGCGTCTCGACGCTCGCATCCCGAACACTTGCCGTCCTGTCTGGGTTCTGGCAGTTGTTGTTCGTCGGTCCAGGTCATAGCTCGCCTCTTGTTCGTGGCCGTCGTTTCGCCTAATGGCAGGCACGACGGCCAAAAGCCTTACTCAAAACCCCGACGGGAGCAGCTTTGGCAGCAGCCGCTCACCGTCGGGAAACGAAGGAAGGAACTACGACGCCGCTTGTGGTGGGGCGGCGTCCGCCTTCGTTATTTCAATTATTTTGAGCCCTTGCTCGACGCACGCCTCGTCGATGATCTCTCGATGTTCTTTGTCGGTCTTGTACAGTTTCAGTTGGGTAGTGATGCCACCACGGAGGATACCGCGTCGCGTGGCTGGATCGGCCATAGCCTTCAGGAACGTCTTGATGGCCTCCCACATCCCGTCGTAGTCGCCGATGGAATATGCGCCGAAGATGTCGGCCATGAGGAACCACCCCATCTTGTCGCACCACTTCTCCATCTGTTTGGCGTGTTCGCGACGGACCTCGACTTTGGTATCCCAGTGCAGCAGCTTGTGAACGACGAACGCCACGGCGACGGCAGACACCGCGATACCCGCGATGTTGTAGCTGCCGTCCGCCATCCAAATCAGAGCTTGTAAACTTTCCATTGTTTGTAGTTCCTTCGTTAATTTTTGAAGTGTCGGAATAGCACGACGCCGACAGCGGCACCGAGTATCAGCAACACGGGTAGAATCGAATTCGGCTCGGGTTCGGGTTCCGTCAAAACACTCTCGATCGACGCCACGTCCTCGGCTATCTCGTCGATGACGGGCGGTAGCAACACGGGCTCCGGGTCGCCTACGGGCGTGTCGATAATCTCGCCTGGGTCGGTCGTGCCTTCGTCGGGTCCGCACCGACCGCCGAAGCACCCGCCGCCACCACGTCGCCCGAACAGTTTACACTCGGTAGCGTAGCTCTGGCCGCCGACGGTCCCGCCGATGATGGCGGCTACTCCGTGATTGGTGAATAGCGGACTGCCTGAGTCGCCGCTGGCTACTCGGTAGCTCACGGTCAGGTCTCCGTGTTGGGTTGCAACGCGGCTTCCCTGCCGCGTCACAAGTCCGTTGGAGAATCCAGGGTAGCCTGCGGACCACACCCGCTCGCCCATCTTCGGTGGACCCGCAATCCGAACGACGTTGTGCCGCCGATTCGATCGGAACGTGAACGCGGCGATGTCGGCCGTGCTGTCGTATTTGCGGCCGGTGATGGTTGCTGTGTAGTCCACGCCGTCCACCTCGACGCCGATCGTCTTATATTGGCCGATGACGTGAGCGGCCGTGCGGCCTTCGTAGCGGTCGCCCTGGACGTCGACCAGCACACCCGAGCCGCCGTACTGGCCGGCACTGATCTCGACGACCGCCCGTTTGGCCTCGGGGGTCTGGGCTTTGGCGGCTCCGGCAATGACACACAGTGCAAAGCCGCCGATCATTCCGACGATCGTCGACCACACCACAATGCCGAATTCCCGATAATCTGTTCTCATTCTCACGTTCCCTTCGTTTTGGGGATTTTCACGGGCCTTGACACCCGCTCGGTTTTGGTCAGTGTACGGTATAGCCCCCCAGGTGTCCACCTGGATGGGCTGGAGATCGGTATGCGGCTGCCGGGCAGATAGCTCAATTGCCGAGCCACAAACTCGCTACAGAAGACGCTGGAGCGGTCGGACGCGTCGTGCGGCCAGACGTGCTTTAGGACGCAGGAACCCAGTAGCCCCGCCCCCGCTGGATCGTACGGGGTGCCAATTCGTGTCAAGAGATTTAACGGCAGCTTGGCGTCATCGTCGCCAGGGAATCGGTATTCGTCGCGGAACGGCAGCACGTACACCGGCCCGTCGTACCGGTCCACACGCACCTGTAGCTCGTGGGCTTGCACGCCCTGGCAGTATTCGCCCGTGATAGCACAGGGTAGACCGGCCTGGGTTGTGCTCTCGATAATCAGCCACTTGCCCAGCCCGAGCCAGTCGCAGATGTAGTCGGCTCGGTCGATCCAGGACGGCGACGACAGCAAGGCGACGTCGTGGATGTCGTCCGGCGTGACCCAGCAGACGAGCCCGCAGTGCGAGTAGGGGCTCCACGTCCGCCAGCGGATAGATCGGGAGACCCAGCCCGAGCCCGAGAATAGCACCGGGTCACCCGTGTTGTGGGCGGGGGCGTCCATGCAAGGAAGTTTAGCGGGTTTGTCTGTTAAGTCAACCCATCACTGCCGTCACTCCACACACCGGCCCATTCGAGCCATAGGGCTTTCGGCTACCGCCTGGCGAATTCCCGTCGTACTTCGGACCGCCCGGCGTTGGGGCGGGGGCAACAGCATCTACCGATGTTCGAGTATGGCCCCGCCTGTTGGTGGGCAACCAGAGCAGGCGATTTGTAGTTCTCGGATTTGTGCTGTTTGACCGATGGCGAGTCGGCTTCGATCGGCTCTTGCCCCGAGCCACTTACCCATCCCGGCGATTTGGCCGGGCTCCGTGTCGCTATGCACGCATCCCCGTCGACCAATACTGCGTAGGCAATTGCTCCGAACTTGTAAGGATTGCTTACAGGTTCGACGGCTTGCTGTCTGGCCTATTGACTGTCGACGGTTCATTGTGTATAGTTCTTTCTGACGGTTTTATCGCGTTGGTTCGGGTCGATATCCAATCGTCCGAACCCTTGGCCTCACTTCGGTGGGGCCTTTTTATATGGTAACGTCTGTTCGGCAAAATTCAATCCCATTTGCCATGCTGCATAGTGGGCCATGTCACCGCTACGGCAAGTCGCCGCTTTTCCCTGCGGTCTCCGGTAGTTGTCCAATAGCGATGCTTGGGACGGCGCCGGACTCTATCGGCTATTGCCATCGTCCCGTTCCGCGTGGTGTCTCGGCTGTGTTTACCATCGGTCACGTAATCGAATCGCGGCGTTTTGCGGTCCATATCCGTCACCCCAGCATACCGAAAGTTCGCTGCTCTGTAGATGTACCCAACATGGCCCACGGCCGTGTCGGCGTAGCTTACGACGATGAACGGCGGCAGCAATCGGAGAACGCGAGACAGAAACCACGTGCCAGTATTACGCGGCATCACGTCATCCAGCCACATTCGATTTAATTCAATCACTGAGTCCGGGCAGGACTTGCACGCCGACATTCGCAGGTGATGGCTGGCCGGGACACCAAACGTAATCACTCCGTACATCGTGCCGAATAGCTCTACGTCCGACAGTCCGTAGGCGTAGCTGATTGGCGGTCGGCGGCGCAAGTAGTGGTTGTGCAGCACTACGTCCGACGCTATTCGTTTATTGATTTGCATGACGTGCATTATTCTGCCGGTTTGCGTGCCCGCTTGCCGCACTTCCGCGGCAGCTTCAGCCACGCCATGAACGAGCGTTTGTCGATGCGGTACGGCCCGAACCTTACACGCTTGGCGGCAATGGTATATCTCGTGATCTTGTCTCGCTCGCACTTGAACCGCCCCTGTCGACAATATCGCCTAATGGTCTGCGGCTGGATGCCCGCCAGTTCGGCGGCCTCCGCTGTTGTGTAGTAGACGCTCATAGTTTCCCTTCCGCCGCGTTCGCGGCGTCGTCACAACATTGAATAACACGCCGAAACGCCTCCATCTGTCTACAGCACGCCACCTCGAATGCTATCCTATCCACGTCGGACACATCGGCCCCACGGTTGCAGCACAACGCGATCATGTCTTTTCGTGCTTTGCCGTACTCGACAACTCTGTCGACGATAGCCGTCAGGCGGTCGATCTCGTCGGCGGCCTTGATCACCCACGCACGATCGCTACCGAGCGGTGATTCCAGCGACCGTAGGATTGTCGGTATGTCTTGCTTTGCCATCACTCCACCTCCGCCGCGGACGCGGCTTCTTGTGTGCTGTAGAGTTGCTGTGGCTCGCGGCAGACAGCCTTTAGGAGACCGACCGAAGTGTACTCAGCAGTGACGTAAATACTCGTAACGGTAACTTTCCTTGGTGGGCTGCCGTCTGTCACCCAAGGCAATATCCACACTTCCATGCACGGCTCTACTGGCACGTCGCGTACCAGTTTGCCTTCCTCGTTGAGTCGCCAGCACTTCGGTGTCGTGTCGGCGCTGGCGATGGCCGTAAGGCGGCCGATCTCCGCCATCAACCCGTCGTATATCGGGCGGATATACTTATCAGCAACGGAGACGAGGAAACACGCTCCCGAGTCAGCAGCGTCAGCCTTAGCGTACATGAGGGCTCTGGTTAGCGTATCCATCACTCATCCTCCGCCGCTTCCGCGGCTGCAAACGTGCTGTAACATTCACCCACTCGACGTGGCCTGCAACCGCCGCGGAGTTGATCGGTTAGATCGTTCATCGCATCAACGGCTCTCGCCGACCTCCAATTCTTTCTGTGCCAAATCCAACAGCCACAACGCATCCGCCTGATTGTCGTCGACAATCTCGACGTCCGGCCATCGCTGCCGGGCCGCTTTCAGTATCGCATCTTTGTTCGCGTTGCCCTTACCGGTCGCGTGCTTTTTGATCTCCGACGGGGAGTATCCGCGATACTCGACGCCGTTGTCGTGGCACCACAGCTTGATGACGCCTTGCAATTCACTTTGCACCGACAACGCCCCCTGCATCTTCGGTGCCGCGTTGCGTGCCGCCTCGAACACTAGCACGTCGACACCAACGTCATCAAAGACGGCGTTTAGTTTTGCTCGCAACCGCAGTAGCCGCATCCCCCCCGACTCGTCGCGTCGTATCGATAAGTCCCAGACGCCAGACGCTCCGACGCTGTGTGCCCAGCCGCACTTGGTCGCCGGGTCGATGGCTAGTATTTTCATCGCCCATCCTCCGCCGCTTCCGCGGCTGCTTGGGCCGTAGACGCCAAATCGCGTCCGTAAACAAACCCCACTCCGTCTAGTTCCACGTCGGCACTGCGGACGGCGATGACGACGTCACCGCCGTTGTCGATACCGGCAGCAGGCACGGTCGCGTCCCATTCCCAAATCGCGACGCGCCATACTCGCATGTCTGGCGTGATCGGCACCCCATCCACCGTCGTCGCCAATTTCGCGATCACCGCCCGCGACAACTCCAGCGAATGCCGTAAGCCGTGTATCTCGGCGTGGAGTTCGGCAGTGTTCATCTCGCCGCATCGCTCGTCTGAATTGCACATCACGCACCATCCTTTTCCGCCAACGCCTCAGCCCGCCGCTGGGCTTCGTAGGTCGACAGTTCCTGAATTCCGTTGAATATCTCACCGATGCCGTGAATCAACTGATTGTCGGCGTCGTCTTCGGCGATCAGCGTTACGCATCGTTTCGTCGAGTCGGTCGCGTCGACGCCTTGGTAGGTCTTCATGGTTTTGCCTTCCAGAATAGTTGTCGGCTGTCTTGTTCTGCGATTCGTACCGCACGTTCGCAATTCGCTTTTGCAGCTTCGATATACTCGGGCTTGATCTCGCACCCATACGCCCGACGTCCTCGCAATAGCGATTGATACAACTCCGATCCGATACCCGCAAACGGAGTGAATACGATCTCGCCCGGGTCGGTATACATCCTGACGAGCCGATCTATGACGCCAAGCTGCAAAGGGCAAATGTGTTTCGTGTCGTCGTCGCCGCGGCCTTCCTTGACGTTCAGTGTGTTGGTTTCCTTGATGTCCGACCAATTGTTCTCCGCGTACTGAATCCATTGTTCGCGGCTCACTTCGCCCTTGCCGTCGATCTTCTTTGCGTTGTCGCCCGGCACCCGAAACTTGATCAGGTAATCAGGCAATGCACCGCGGGCCAACGCCCTATCGGTTTCAAGTCCCTGGAATTGCAACTCGCGGCTTCGTGTACGGATGGCTTGGGCCTGCGGGTTCTTTCGCACGCTCCAATCGTACTCGTACACCAGCCCAGCCCGTTCGCCAAGTCGGATGTTCATCCCTCGGAAATCACACAGCCCGACGCCGCCGGATCGTTTCATCCGTGGTATTTGAGCGACGTGTACCATGATGACGCGACCGGGCTTGATGATTCGGGCGATGGCCTTGTAGAAGAAAGAGAGATGCAGTTTCGCCTCCCCCGCACCGCTAATATCCTCGCTGTTGCCGATGTCTTGCGGCTCGGAGGTATAGGCATAGAGGCTGGGGAAGGGGGGGGAGAATACCGCCATGTCAAAGGCCGCTCCGTGCTCGTCCGCGATGGCGTGCATTTGTGGGATGCAATCGCCTTCGTGGATTCTCCACGGATAGCCATTCATTAAGCCGTAGTCGGTTTGTGTTTCTACCGTGCTCATTTAGTTCCCTTTCGTGTTTCGATTCCGTGTCGTTTCATTCGTGAGAAGATAACTTTGTCCCACGTCCAATCCTTGACCAACCCGGCCCACGGCTCGGGCGGAACGTACCATCGCCGATCAGTCACCGGCCGATAGAACATCGCAAACGGCGTAACGCCTTGCTCAAACGCCCATCGCAGCCGTGCTTCTGCCTTCTCTGGCGTATCGTCGCCATATCCCACTAGGCAATAGCAGCGAATGGCACCACGCGACACGCCAGCATCTAGCAACATTGCCGCGGCTTTTGTCAACGGCTTCGACTTCTCGCCGCGATCGAACGCAAGATAAAGCACTCGCGTTTTCAGCTTCGCTATTTGCTCACATAGCCACGGAGTAACCAGCCGATTCTCGAAGCCGCCTGTAAAACGCGGCTTCTCTGGTTGTCTTTCCAGCATCGCGAATACCGCCTCTTGATGCTTACGTGAACACGCTAACAAATTGGAATCCTCGACGATCCACCCATCGCGGATCGGCAGTTCCTGCAACGCCCCCTCACGCTTATGCACCATGCAGAACGGGCATTTGTGCGTGCATCCCCTCGACGTAATTGTGTAGCCGTGTTTCAAGTACATGCCGGGCACGAATTCACCGGGCTTCGTTTCCAACGCGGGGCCGCCGATCTTCACGTTGCGGTAATGCAACCGCCAATCTTTTACGAGCCGTTCGCATTCTGGAATATCCCAAGAGAACACGCACGATACGTGAACCTCTTTTGCGTCGGGTCGGAACAACAGCGGCGTACCGACAAATGCCATGTCGTCGTCTGGCACCCATGACGCTTTGCGTGGGAATACCCGAATCACATCGTCGGGCAATTCTACAGTGCCATTTGACATTGCTTGAATATCCTTTCTTGTTCCTCGGTATCGCGTTGCACCCGATCGGCCTTGCTCAGTACGGTTTCGAGCATCGGCCGCTCGATGTCGGTGATCGGTATGTGAACATTCAACGGTCGCTCAGATCCGTAGCGATTCGACCGCTTCACGGCCTGATAGTACGATTCATAGCTATCCTGAATGCCGCTGAATACTTGTCGCGTCGCAATCTGGAGATTCAGGCCGAACCCCAGAATCTTGGGCTTGCTGATTAGTGTTCTAACCCTGCCTGCCTTGAATTCGTCGATAATCATCTGCCTCTTCTCTTGTGGCGTTGTGCCCGTGATCGACGCCGCGTCAGGCAGTGCCCGCTCGATGCTTTCCTGTTCGTGGTTGTATAGGCACCAGATGATCGTCGATTCGTCGGGCCACTGATCGACAAGCTCCCGCACTGCCGCGGGCTTATTTGTCTCGACCGGCTTCCCGTGGTAGTTGCCCTTAGCAATCCCCGACAGCGACGCACGGTTGACGATGCCGCCGATCTTGTGAGCAAACAGGCTGCCCGTCATGTCGCTGGTCAGTTTCACTTGCTCCGGCGTCATGTCGACATAGTGCTGGTGTACGTGGATCGGCGGCAGTGGATCAGTGTTATCGTGCCATCCGTACGTCGCTGGATTGTTCAGGAAGATCGACCAGTGTGATAGCGACCGATAGAACGGCTCCAATGCGTGTGGCTTCAACTCCCATCGGTTCGACGTCTGCCCGCGGTTGACGAAGTACCGAGCCAGGAAGGCGTTCACGTTCGGGAACTGATCGAGAAACACCGCATGGTTCGCATACTCGATGCGATCGTTCGGGGCCGGCGTTCCCGTGTTGCACATCTTCCACGGCAGCCCCTTGCCTAGTTCGATTACCCGCTGGCCAAACTTGCCGTAGTGGCTCTTGAGCATTGACGACTCGTCGAGAATCAACCCAGCGAGGTTACCTTGCGTCAGCCCCTCTCGCATCGCTTCCCAGTTGGTAATGCCAATGCGTCCCGATAGCCCGTTGCACCAATCTTGTAACTCAGCAGCCGGTACGCGATCTATCGGCAGGTCGCCGTTGTAGAATCTGGCCGCCTCGTCGATCGTCTGTTGCATCACCATCAGCGGCGATACGATCAGGATGCGTTTGCCGTATTCGCTCTCGGCCGCGTGCCGTGCGAACTCCAGCAGCATCAGCGTCTTGCCGAGTCCGCAATCGGCGAACACCGCGAACTTGCGTTTCTTCACTGCCAGTGCGGATATGGCTTGTTGGTAATCGAACGCTCGGGGGTGCGGTGTGTACACTCCGTCGTCGGGGGCCACGCCGTTGACGTGTAGTAGCCTGGCGTACTCATCGGGGAACGTCGCCACTCGCCCGCGTATCTTATACGTCGGCAGGGCCTTCACTTTCAGGAACGTCGCGTAATCGTTGACGTTGTGTGGGTCGAGGTGAAGCGTGCTCATCGTATCTTCTCCGCCTCCTTTCTCGCCCATCGCAGTCCCCGAATCTGGCCGTCGATGTCAAGCTGCTCCCCGATCTTGGCCGTCCTGCGGTCGCGTTGCAGTTGGCCGATTCGGCGGCGGATGTTCGTCCGCAACACCGCGGGCGATTGTGTGATAGTTCCTTGAATCACGGTCGCACCTCCTCTATCAGATGGTCCACACCGAAGTAGATCGGCGTTCCTTTTTCGTTCGCGTGGTCGTACTCTTGGCAACTGCCCTTGCTGTCTTCCCAGCCGTCGAGCATCACGATCATGTCGGCCTTGTCGATCAATGCCAGGTCGATGTCGATCCACTCTTCATGCGTCAGTGCCCAGTCGTCGACTTCCATGTACCACGACAAGTGCGGCACGATCGGAGTGAATCCACCCGACGCCACCGCCTGTCCCGCTCTAATCGCATTAAAGACGTTGCGAGCGGTTTCCTTGTTCGTCTCTGCCGTCAACGGCCCCGCAATATACACAATCTTACGCATGGTCATCCCTCCCTGTAACGCCTTTGGATTCAAGTTCCACGGACACGTATGCCTCGTCGAGTAAAGGCTGGCCGCTGCCGTCAATCATTGTTCCCCACGACCTGCGGACCACGACATAATCCTTCCCGTAAAGGCGAACGTCTTCACCTACAAGAGGCACGCACGGCCACCTGGCGTCACAAGCAAAGTCGTTGCATTTATAAAACCCGATCTCTACTACGTCCATATCTAGTTACTCCCCGTAACGTCCTCGTAACTCTCCACCGGCACCCAGTCTTGCACGGTCCCACAGAACGCGACAAACTGTACGATCTGGTCCTCGGTCTTACACTTCGACGGGTCTACCGTCTCGTATAGGCAGTGTATCCGCCCATCGAATCTCGGCATCCCGCGAATGCCTTTCTCTTTGTCTTTTTTCCTATATCGACGCTCACCATCTTCACAGCGATGGCACGCGACCGACACGCTCTGGTTCATCCGTGCCCGTGGTAGGTTGCCGTGCTTGCGGCAGTAGTCGATGTCCTGCTGGGCCCAGATGTCGATCCACCCTGAGTCCTTGCAATCGTCGCATTTGTAGCCGTCGCTGTTCGGCTTCATCGTGGTGCCACGTTCGGCGAACCGTCGGGCGTTGGCTGCCGCCGCAGCAAGCTCTCGGATGCGTGACGGCACGTCGTCGAATCGGCCGTATTGTCCGAGCCCCTCTTCTAGCAGCTTTGTCGTGGCTGTCATCGCGTCCGTCAGCGTCGTGCTGCGGAACGATGCCTGCCACTTGGCGACCGTTCGGCCGGCGTCGTCGAGGTTGCCTAGCCACTTGGTCACCGACGGGAATGCGGCAACGAAGTCGGGATACCAGTATTCATTGAAGTCGGCGTCAGTCATGGTTTAATTCCCTCCATCGCCATCGCCAGAGCCATCACCATCGCCAGAGCCATAGCCATAGCCAGAGCCAGAGCCATCGCCATCGCCAGAGCCATCACCATCGCCAGAGCCATAGCCATAGCCATAGCCATCGCCAGAGCCAGAGCCAGAGCCAGAGCCATAGCCATAGCCATCGCCAGAGCCAGAGCCAGAGCCAGAGCCAGAGCCATCGCCATAGCCATCGCCATAGC